AACGCTTTGAATTGACAGAAGCAGCAAGAATTTCAGCAGCGGCTTCAGACAAATTGTATTTTTTAACCATTTTGAAAAACTCCTTGGTTTTGTATATTGTTATTTATAAGATTAAAGTTTTCTAATGAAATTTTCAAAAATGCGTAAACTGACTTTTTCAATATCTTTTCTAGAAGCCTTTACAATTTCTTGTTTTGCTTCTTCGATATTTACTTCAGTCCACACATTGTTTACTAACATCCATTCTTTACCTTCCATAATTCCTTGTACAAATGCACCAGGAGCTGAAGGGTCTGCTACAATATCTGCCGCTGTGGCAAGATGAAAGTCTGGTTGAACGACATTGACACCGTTCTTATTAACTAGAGAACCCATGCCTCGTGAAGAGACACCGAGTTGTGCGCCACCGTCAATCAGATTTTTTGCAATATTGCCCATTGGTGTTTCGAGAATCTTTGCACGACCTACCCAATGTTGCCCGTTATCATGTAAATGTGTAATCAGATGTGAAACACGTTCAAGATTAATTGTTGGTGTTTCTGGATGACCTAGTTCACCGAATGCTCTATTCTTATTAACATAATCTTCCATGTACCGATTGACTTCTTTATGTAAGACGTTCTTTTCATAAAGTCTACCGTTGCGATTCTTTTGATCGTAAACGAGAAATGGTCCCTCAATGAACATAGTCTTCTTACCATCTTTCTCTTCAACGAGATAAGAGACTGATTCAACGAGTTCTTTAATTAGTTTCATAACCCTATATTCCTTCTTTTTCTTAGTGATACTTTTCTTTTTCTAAGAATCTGACTCATCTTTGTCCGACGTTTAATCTTTGCTTTTCTTGCTGCCATTCTTCTATTTCTACGTTCAGTTGTAGACATTCGAACAATACTACCGCCTCGTAATGTATAACCCTTAACGGCAGATAGTTTCTTCCTACGTTGTACTTTGCCACCACGAACACGAAGTTTAATTAGTTTTGCTCTACCAATCTTTTGAATATTATGAAGAGAATCCTCATCTAATGATTCTTCGTAGTCTCCATAAATTTCATCAACTAATCTTTCTTTTATCTCCTCTAGCTTCTCGTAGAATATCTCTTCTATTCTTGCCTCAATCAATGCTTTTGCATTAATATAATCATCATTAATTATACTTGAGGCAATCGACATTATGGACGCATGTTAAACGGTGTGTAGTTGAACGCAGCAGGATCGTTGAACTGACCGCGCTGATAGTATGCATTGTCTTTACGAAGTTCAATAATGAGTGTGTAACTTGCATTAGCAACTTGGCCACGTGTGACTAGTGCAATGTCTCCATTCATGTTGGCGCCAACTGTTGGATTTTTGATTGTAATCCAGTTGGCATTACCATCATATTCACCACTACCTTGCATGAAAATAATAGGAACACCATTTGCTGCCGACGTTGCAGTATTTGCCCAATATAGTTGAATATCACCAGTCGCAGTGTCTGAGTCATACCAAAGACGATGGATTGATAATCCATAGTATGGTAAAGGAGTGTTTGCAGCTCCACCTTGATTATTTGCAACTAGAAATCCATTAGTCGCTAATGCACCAGATAAAGAATTAGCAGCGATTTTAGATACGTTACTTTCTTGACCAGATCCATCAAACTCACCAGTTAACTTGATAATTGCATGTTGCGTATCATCTTTCAGAACTTGATATGAATATCTATTTGCCATTTGTTTATTCCGATTCTTTAGGTTCTAATAAAGACGCAGCAATTTCAATCTTTCGTTGTTGAATTGCTGCAAAAATCTTATCATTAATTTCATTGTATAATGCATCACGAGCGCTGACTGGATTGTCATCGAGTGTGTGATTGATCATGTCTTTAATATTATTTTCCATATTATTCTTCTACTTGTTCTTGTTCTTGTTTTTGTTCTTTAGGAGCGAGTTCTTTTTCGATAGCACCAATCAATTGAAACACTTCAGCATATGGTTTAGTGCCGATGTATTGAATGATAGCGTTAAAAAGTTGTGATGTGATAGTTACGTTTTCCATTTTAGTTTCTCCATAATGATGAGTGTAGAATGCAAATTGAGTGCATCGTGATTATTTAGTCTCCAGTTGGGCGATACGGTCAGTGAGTGATTGGATGAGGGTTTGTTGTTCTTGGATGCACTTCATCAGCGCATACTGAAGGTCGGTTTGGTAAATGCTGAGACGGATCTTAGGATCGTCTGCCGTTCCCCAGTTTGATTCGCTGACCAACTCAGGCGCGACCGCTTGAACGTCTTGCGCTACCACGCCGAGCGTCAATCCGGGGTCATCTTCAGACTGGTCAATGTAATTGAATGTCTGGACTGGGATAGCGCAAATTACGTCAAGGTAAGACTTGGCTGGTGCAAAGTTTGTTTTCTCGCGGCGGTCGGAAAGGTTTGCATCATTAGCTTGGAAGTTTGCAATACCGCCGTTGGAACGAACTTCAAGCCTTAAAACCGAATTATCTGCAAGATATAAAAAACTTGAACTGGTGTTGTTAGGTGCCGCTCCAGAATAACTTATTACAAGTCCAAAAGGGCTAGATGACGCTGTATTTTGAAACTCAAATGGATAACCACCAGATGGCAGAGATGACGCAACAAGAAATCGTCTGCCACTTGCGTTACTCGTCGTCCCCACCAGCAGGTTGCCGGAGGAGTCGAGGCGCATCCGTTCTGTGTTGTTAGTGCTAAATGCAATGTAAGAGTTATCTCGGTTGCAAATAAAAGAAGCGCCAGTTTGATCTTGAATGAAATCAAATCCAGTTGCAGAACCCGCACTTACTCGTAAGCCAGCGTTCCCCGTTGTTGCTTGGTAAACATGAAGGCTCTTGTTAAAAGTGGTAGTAGGAGAACTCGTCCCAATACCAAGGCTTCCGGAGGCGTCGAGGGTCATTCGCGTTAAGCCGGCCACCTCGTCATACCAAAACAGATTGTTCGTACCTGCCGCTGATGGGTCTAAACCAAATGAAAACTTTCCTGTTCCGCTCGAACTAAAAGTAATTTGGCTCTTGAAAGAAGTGCCAGATGTGTTGTTAAGAAAAAGAGTTGCGCCGCTAGTAGTGTTATAGGATAAACGCGCTCCACTCCCAACGACATCTAATCTGTACCCCGGCGAAGTCGTCCCAATACCAAGGTTGCCACTCGCATCCAGCGTCATAGCCTGTGTGAAAGTGGCGGTATTTCCTGCCGTCCCGGAGGGGGCGGTGAGCCATTGGTGTTCGCCTGAGTATTGTTTGTAAAACGAAGCGGCTGCTGTTAACTTATAAATGTAATTTGTGCCGTTGAAATATGTGTTTTGGTAGCAAAATAATGTACTGCCTCCTGTATCAGACGAGATTGACCCACCTGCTAATTCAACGGCTTTCCAAGACGCACTCCAAGCACTCGGCGTAACCCCCAGACCAAGGTTGCCGGAGGAGTTGAGGCGCATACGCTCTGCGGAACTGCCGTTTGCGGGATTAGTGGCAAAAATCAGACGTGTCGGTGGGTTCTGTCCAGACGTGTAAGTGCCATCAACCTCCAAATACATGGAGTTGAGATAAGTAAAGCTGGAGCCGTTGTATGGTGCGACACGAAGCAAGAACAGGCCATCGCCGTTCTGAACCCCTGTTGGGGAAGCACTTGATCCACGAGACTTCAGATAGTCCAACACCCCACCAAACGCATTGTCGGTAGAACGCTGCATCGTAATGCCATCGGTGGCATTGACTGACAACTTTGAAACAGGCGAACTCGTCCCAATACCAAGGTTACCGGAGGAGTCGAGGCGCATCCGTTCAAAACTTGCACGAAGTTCTGCTAAAGTCCAAGCATCGGTTCCACCAGTATAGAAACGAATATCACCTGCTGAGTTAAGCCCAGAAGCAATAGAAGTTCTATAAAACTCCATACCCGCAACATAGCCGGGGCTTCTTATATCCCTATAAGCCGCTCCATATACCCCACCAATTGAATACGGAGTGGTAGAGGTGGTGTTTAGACCTCTGTTGTTAAGCAGAATGTTTGGTTCATTACCAGCAGTAGTTGTATCTACACGCAGTTCCAGTTTTTGGTTTGGGCTTGTAGTCCCAATACCCAGCCCCGTGCTGGTCAGGCGCATTTGTTCGGAAGAGTTAATTTGAAAGATATGCTGGTAGCTTGCAGAACCTACGTTGTAGACGAGTCCCGTATAGTCTGGCCCACCTTGAATGACATAACCGGCGGCAGAGCCAAATTGAATTTGCCCTTGCGTAGTTCCCGCGCCATACAACTTTAATGCTGGAGTGCTGCTTCCACTTGAAACCCCAAGCGTAGTTCCATCAAACGTCAGCGCAGACCCAGTAGCCAACGCACTAGAGCTAGATGCGTATACCACCCCGTTTGCGGTGAAGGAGGTTAGGCCTGTACCACCTTGATCTGTTGGAACTGTACCAGATGATGTGAGTTTTTTGTTTGCGTCAGTGAATACTGGTTTATTCGCAGTTAACGCAGTGATGATAGAGTTGCCAACGTTAGCAACTCCAACTGTATTAAAATTCGCAGCAGTAGTATTGCCAGTTACACTAAGTGTTGTTGCAACTGTTGCAGATCCGTTTGCTGTAAAATTGCCAACTTTAAGTGCTGCATCAACATAAGAAGAATCTGATGTTAGAATTTTTGTAGCTACATTAAGTTCTGGTGTGTAACCATCAAATAACTTCCACACTCCATCATTAGAATCTCTGAATATACCAGCGTGTTTATATGATCCGTCATTGTAATTACCAGTCACACCAATATCAACGTTTGTGACAGGTGAAGAATCATTTAGATAAATTAATGCATCAGTAACAGATAAATTTCTAACATTAAGTGTAGTTGTGTAACCAGTGACAAGAAGATTACCTTGTAGAATCGTGTTGCCACTCACTAGTAGATTTTTGCCAATACTTGTATTTCCTGATACTGTAAGATCGATGTTGCCCGTGACACCAGATGTTACAAATACTTGACCACTGACGTTGATATTTCCTGTCGCACTGATGTTGTTGAACACAACATTTGATTCTTTTAACACATCTTGATTTAGTGCATATCTAAAATGAAACTTCTTGTCTCTGGTGTCATACGTTAGAGTTTCATTATTTGCAAGAATCGACGCTCTTGTGTCTCGACTCATTTTCTTTGTTTCAACATCATCCATATTGAGAAGACGAACTTCTCCTGAACCACTATCTCCTAATGTATAATATGGATTTGGTTTAGATGTTGTCTTTGAAACTTCTTCAATGATCTTCTGTTTATATTCTCGTAGATCTTCTGATAGAGACTTCTGTAAAGTTTCAAACTTAGATTCAAGAATAGTCTTTTGTTTCTTTGGTTCTTCTATTTCTATAACTGGTTTTTCTTCTGTTACTACTGGTTTTGAAGTTGGTGTAGTGTACAGTAACTCAGCAGCAATCTTAACAACATCTTCTGCAACAACAGATTTATTTTCAGAAGGAATAAATTTGTCAAATGTTTTCGATGTTGCTTTAGCTGCACTTTCTTTGATGAAGTTTTTCAATGATTCGCCAGAATCATCACCAAAGAATCTGAGTTTGTATTCGGTTTTCATCTTAGTAGTTTTTCCTATTTTCTGATAACTCTACTATTTTCTTTAACGTCGAGTATTTAGGAATATACTCATTGTTCAAACTCAAATCGCCACTCGATTCAGATGCTTTTGCAGATTCAGAAGCTCCAGAAGGTGCTGCCGCATCTGCACTTTGTGGTGCAGGTCCTGATGCAGTACCGCCCGTTCCTTGTGATAAATCAGTTTGTGCCTGTTGTGCAATCTGCATTGGATCTAAAATCAATCCTGCTTCTTTTTCTTTGTCAATCTCTTTCTGCATATCTTTAATTTCATCATCAGTCAATCGGAGAACATTGCGTTGAATCCAACCCATCGAGTAGTAACGACCAACATAAGGATCAACAGAACCAAGCAAAGATAATCTCTCACGAACTAATTCTGCTTCTTTCAGTTCAGCAAAGTTATTGTCTTTGATAAAGTCAAAGTAAATGTATTGTTTAAATTCCTCGAATTCTTCTTCAGTACAAATACCTTTAAGTACGCATTGTACTCTTAACGCCTGTTCAAACAATTCAGAGAACTTTGCACGTTGACGGTCAACAAACTTAGAGAACTTAACTTCATCTCTGGTGATTTCGCCAACACGACCAAGTGAGAATCCAGATTGATTAGGATCTAATCTAGAGACTGGAACATTCAACGACTTGTATAGTTTCTTCTCAAAGTATTTAACATCTTCCAACTCACCTAGATTCTGGCCACCTGGTAATGTAGTAATCTCAGTACCTTTGCCACCTTCTCTACGTGGAAGCCAGAAGTCTTCCATCATTGAAAGATGTTTTCTATCATCTCGTACTTCGCCAGTTGCAGAATCGTATACAAGTTTATTCTTGTATTTGATCATAATATCACGAAGATATTGTTCTGCCTTTAACTTTGGTAAATTACCAACGTCGATGTAGAAGATTCTACGTTCTGGTGCTCGAGAGATTCTATAGATGACTGTTGCATCTTCAATCATTCTCAACTGATTGAGTGGTTTGATTGCTTTGTGTAAATAAGACAGAACAACTGCGCGTCTAGAATCCATCAGTCCAGAGTTGATATTCAGAATAGAATCTTTTGCGATTCTGACACCAACTGGACCATAACTAGAAGATGAACCAGATACTACTTTATCGTTGTAGATGTAGTATTCATTTACAGTAGATACAACATCAACTGCCGTGTTTTTATCTTTATCTTTCTTAACTTCTCTGACTTTACGAATCTTTCTTGGATCAATATATCGAAGTGCTTTAATACCAGATGCTGGATTTGTTTCATCAATGATCACATGGTAGAATAGGCGACCATCAACATAGAATCGACGGAACGTATCTGCTGCCATATTCTTGTAGTTCAATAACTTTTGAATTACATTGAACTCTTCTTCGATTGCTTTTTTGATTTTTTCTGGTTGTTTTAAATCATCCAGAATTAGTCGAACAGATTTGCCATCATCATTTTGAATGATTGCTTCGTTGACAATATCATCGATTGCTGCCTCGATCTCTGGCTGCATCGCCATTTCACGATAACGAGAAATTAATTCAACCTCATTCTTTGCTGTGCCATCTAAATCAACATATGTTCCATAGTATGCAGCAGCAGAGATAGTAAGAGCACCATCTTCATTGGACGGAGGCGTAAATGTTTTTTGAGACTGTTCTTCCGATTCAGTCTTGTTTCTGGTTATCTGGAAACCAAATAGATTTATGGCCAAAATGTTACTCCTTCATATACAAAGAATTGGAAGGCACGTGAATGCCTTCCATCAAAATTAATTTGTTGTGTCTGATTCCCACCACTGATATGCTAGAGTGACAGAGAACTCTTCGATAGAATCGTTCGAACCCCAATCTAGATCAATAGGTGAAAGATCAACAGGAAAAGCACCAACAAATTTATACGACTTAATAACATCACCAACTTTATTGTATTGTTCAACTTTAGCATCTGCCGAGTAACCCGATGGTGATACTGCTGCACCATTTCTAAAGTTGGATGTGTGTGAATTGATTGCATTCATCCAAGTCTCAAAACCCTTACGGATCTTAAAGTTCTCATCGTTGATGATTTGAATAGTCCAATCAGCAAAGTTTCTATTACCCGCAAACTTTAACTCACGACCAAAGTAAAACAACGGAACAGTTCCAACTGTTGATCCAGGAATTTGTGCCGACTTAGCCAAGAAAGTTAATGCTTGACTTGTTGTTGCTGGGTCTGCCGTATAAGTTGGAAGATTCATTGTAACTTGGAACAGGTTAGGGCGAGCACCATCTCCAATCAGATTCGCCCTAAATTCCCCTACGTTAAATGCCATGTTTATCTCCTATATCTTTTTATATTTATTAGACACCACCAACGATCTCGGAGAAGTTAACACCAGTTCTAACAGCAACGAAGTTCAACTGAATGAAGTTAATTGAACGTGCTGGTTTGATGTAGATATCTCCAACGAATTGGTTGTTGTCGATAACTTGCGCTGTGTTGTTTGTATCATCACACACAACTCGATAATCATAGATACCACGGCGACCTTTAATGTCACGTAGGAATGGTTCAATTAATCCAACAAACTGTGATCTAGTGAATTCATCATTGAGTTCGAACAACGAATACTTTGATGCATTTGCGATTGCTTTCTCTAGAACAATAAACAATCTACGAACGTTGATTCTGTTGAA